TATTTAATATTTCTTCTTTATCAAATTCATTAATTTCATTATTAAATTCGGTTAACATATATATTCTCCTTTTTATAATATAAAAAAATGTTGAATTTAATATTTAAAATAAATAAATATTAATCTTTTTTATTTAGATTGAAAATATCAAAAATTCTTTTTCTTTTTGGATCTGAATAATTATTAGGTTTATCAGATAATCCTAATCTTTCATTCATTCTTTTTAATTCATTAAATTTATTAATTACTTGATTAGTTACTTCAAAATCATTCATTAATGTTTCCATAGTATTATCATTATTTAATTTTAATAAATTTTTAAAATTATTAAAGTTTTTAGATAATTCTTTTTTATCATCTTCATTATTATCTGATATATTTTTTACAAATTTATTAATATTTCTTCCATAAATTAATACATATAAACCTATAAGATATGACATTAAAATATCATCATGAAAACCATATTGAGCTTCTATTTTACCAGATTTATTTCTATAAAGAGTTCTTATTTCATCAAATAAGAATTTATTATTAACTAATTCTTGTCTTTCATTCATAATCATAAATAGTATTTCCATCATATCATTACGACTACCACCACCAGTTCTTGAATTACCAGTAGTATTAACTCCATAAACTCTTATTTCTTTTTTAGAAGTTCTTCCTTTTTTAAATACAGAAGCACCTTTATCAATTTTTTCTACAGTTTTATCCTCTCTAATAGAATAATATAATCTATCTTGTATATTAGATTTTAATATTAATTCTATAAAAGCTAATCCAGCATTATTTCTTTCAGGAACTACTATTGCATTAGGTACATATTTATTAACATATTCAATTACAAAATCAGCAAAATCTGTTATGCCAATATTACTACTAAAAAATAACATTTTGGTTTTCATATCTTTAGGATCTATTAATGAAAAAACTGATTGGTCTTTTCCAAGACCACCACCAATATCTATTGATAGTATCCAGTTTTTATAAAACATATTAGAAATAGGTTCAATAATATATATTACTCTATTATTTAGATAAATAGTTTCAAAATTATCATTTTTAACATATTCTTCAACTTTAGAAAGTTGTTCTTCTGTAAATGGTGAAATATTACTTGCATAAGTCCATTGTAAAAGAAGTTCTCTTTTAACTATAAGCATATCTCCACCAAGTTCTTTAATTTGTTTTTGTAACCATTTATCGTCTTTTCCTAATTGTTTATATGAAAATTCTATATATACAAAGTTATTACCAGAATTTTCATATATAAATTCTTTAATTTTTTCTATGTTCCAGTCATACCATTTTTCATCAAATGGTATGGCATTATTAATTAAATTTTTACAAAAAAATCCTTCAGGAATATCTAGATTATTCAATTATACAATATAAGTTTCCTTATATTTCAGACTATATCTTCATTATACATTCTATTACCGTTTGTATAATGCTCCCCATTTCCACTATATATTATAGTGTACTCTACTCACTTCTTCACTTGAATATTTCTTTCAAGTTATGCTTTCGATAGTCGTTGAACTTTATTTAAATATATTATCTAATATATTTAAATATTAGTTGCTGATTGTCCATTGTTAATAGTACTTAGGACTTTATATATTATATAAAGCTTTTATTTCACCATATACCATCTTTAGAATTGTTTCTATCTTTCGATAACCCAAATATATTATTTCAATAAATTAGGTTTCTAAAGCTTTAGGAGTTTTCAGCAGTTAAAGGAGTTTCGACATTACATTACTGTAATGAAGCCCAATAATCTAGGTGTAGTAGTTATTAATATTCCATAAGGAGAATTATTTTGTTCGGCGAGTTCACAAGCTTTATTTAATGCTGGTTTAGCAGCTTTATATGTAATTTCATTATATGATAAAAATGCAAACTCGTCAAACCAAATCATTGGTAATGTAAGACCTCTTATTTTTGTTCCTTATAGTTCGTTAAGCTATAAGCGTTCTCTTATGAACTGCTATATATCACTATATAGATCAGACTATATCTTAATTCTTATAAAAAGAATTTTTCCTGTTTCGGCTTACTTAAGCCTAAAAATAATTATAAAAAAAATGTAGTATTTTAATATTTTAAATGTATATTATTATATTGAATAATGAGTTATTCTTAATCTCTTATTCAATAAGCAAATGTCCTTAAAAAAGAAGTCGAATATAAACCATTATCTGTCGCTAAATTTAAAAAGGAGTTGTTTTTTATGAAAATTGTAAACAATGAAACGATGAAAATGGAGAAACTGAAGAAAAAAATTCAGGAAATGAATGCTGATACGTTTATGAACAACTTTATCAAGATTTCCAAAAACGTTCTTTTAAAATGTTTTAGAAATAGAGAAAAGGACTTCAACACCGTAGAAGCTATGACAGCTACCACAAAGAAAATCAGAAGAACATTTTACGTTCTCAGCCCTAAAGAGGAAGTTTACATAATGACTTACTTCAAAGGTCGTGACGTAAAAATTACTGAAGTGCAAGTAACTGTTTATGGAAGGAGCTATGAACAAAGAAAAAAAGTAGGAATATTTATAGAGAGTGACGAAATAGTAGCAAGGTCAATCTCTCCAGCACCAAACGGAGCGGAAGTTATGGAAGCAGAATGCAGAATTCCGTTAAAAGATGTTTATGAAATTCTATATCCAGACACTAAGTTCGCATAATAAATTGCATAAATTCCTTAAGCATCCAAACCCCAATCTTTATGGTTGGGGTTTATTTTTTTTTTTATAATTATTTATAGTCGTTGAACCTTTATATTTTTCTAATTAGGAACTTAGAAAAAATATACTTGGCTGCTGATTGTCTTATAATAAGAGTTTCCAGCAATTAAGGAAATTTATACTGGGCAGAGGAAAGTTTTAGGTCTTAAGAAACTTTTAAGTTTACCCAGTCTATCAGCACTAACTTTATCTTTACCAGTTGATAATGCTTTAATAGTATTATTATTACTTGCTATTCTTAATAAATTAATATTATTTGTATCATATTTAGGATCCATATGAGATTTTAAATAAGATGGTAATAAATCAATTAAATCATTTAATCTTTTTATATTTAATTGTGAATCTTCTAATTGTTTATTACTAAATGCTATATTATAGTTTTTAGCAACAAATAAATACATCCATGAATAAAAACATACTGCTGAATATGTTTTATAATGTTGTCTTGGAAGTATTTCTATTGAATTGATATTTAATAATTGAGTAAAAGATGTAGCAAGATTTCCTCTATGTAATTCATACATACAACTTCCTGCAGGAGTAGGAATTCTTACTACTTCTCTAGCATAATACCAATAATTTATTATACATTCTTTATATATTTTAGCTTGCATTTCTAATGAAAGATTAGAATCATATGGATCTACACCTAATAAATCTTTATCATATAGAATTAAATGAAATTTATTATTTTGAATACCTAATTCTTTTAATTCTTTATACATTTTAATAAAACTTATATTTTTAGTTTGATAATCATATATCATTATTAGTTCTCCTTTCTTTATATAATATGTTTTTTATTATTTTAAATAATAATTAAAACTTATTATTAATAAAATATATGAAAAGAGGTTTAGTTTCTTAAATGAATATAGATATTAAAAATGGAATTTTATATGGAATAGAAGATATAGAAACTTGTTTTAATGACTATTTTGAAATATATTATCACGAAACTTTAAAAAAATTTTTTATTAATTTTCATATTACGGAAAATTTAAAAGAAATAGCTCCATATGCTTTTGCTAGTAATCAAGATATATTTGGAATTAGTATAGATGTAGGTAATATTAAATTATCTGAAGGGTCTTTTTATAATTGTCAAAGTTTAAGTTTAGTAGTAATATATAATAATGAAAGAAAAGATTATGAAATACCAGATTATTGTTTTGCTAGATGTGGTATTAATACATTAAATTATTATGAAAATAAATTATTAATTATTAATTTACCTTATGGAATTACTAAAATAGGTAAAGGTGCATTTATGAATTCTGGTTTATCTAGTTTTAATAATGCTGAAAATATTGTTGATAATTTTAATATTGAATTTTCTCCATTAGAAAATCCTGATAATTTAAAAATATATGATTCTTTAAAATCCACTTTTTTTTCTAATAGAATAGTAAATCAAAATTATAAAGGTGTTTATTATACTATCCCTCTTAATTTTACAAGAGAATCAAAATATTATGATAATTTATTAAGAGATTTTGATTATAGTAATGAAGAATTATTTGATTTTTCTAAATTGGAATATATAGGACAATATGCTTTTTATAATTGTTATGGATTAACTACTGCTGAAAGTTTTGTAACAGATTTAACTAATGAAGAAAATATTAAATTGGATAAAGAAAATAAAATTGAAAATAAATTTTTCTTTTTAAATAATAAATTTAATGATTTTCAATTTCCAGAAGAACCTAATAAAGTATATGAATATGGATTTAATGGAAATATAAGTGAATATGCTGGAGGTTGTTCTAATTTATTTCAATTTCTTAGTGAATCTTTTGATAATGGTTTAGAAACTGTTGAATTATATTTTAATACAAAAAATAGTTCTGGAAGTATAGCTCATAGTAATAGTGGTAATAAAAAATTAATATTTGATAATACTACTAAAGAAATATATGATAATATTAAAAAAGATGGTTATGAAAAATTTATAAAAAATAGTATGACTGATAAAACATCTTTATATTTACCAAATCCTTATTCATTATATATATCTTACTGGGTTTGTGATAATTTATTTGAAGTGTTTAATTATTGTTATGGTTATTTAGATAAAGATTTTATTAAAAATGAGAATGATAAAGTGGTACATATATATCCATGTGAAATTCATACTAGTGATTTAAATGAAGACTATTCAGATATATTTGAAAGTGAAAAAGAATTAAAAACTAGTGGTTCTTTTATTAAATCATCATTTGATCTTCCAATAACTATAATTAGTAATAATGGAACTGTTGGTAATAATAGAGATGAATCTATATTAAGTAATTATAAAGATGATTTTTTAAAATTTCATTATAGAAGATTATATTCAGATGGTGAAAATAATTCAGATAATTTCAAATCTAAAAATTATCCAGATTGTGAAACTTATTATAGTAATTCATTAACTATTTGTAATGAACTTAAAATACTTTCTAATTTTTATGATATTGATACATTAAGATTTTTATTAAAAAAACATTTAACTAAAAAAATAGTAAAAAATATAAATCCTGAAAATGAATATAAAGGAGAATTATTTAGAAAATATAAAAGTTTATATTCTGAAAATTTAAAAATGGAAGAAAATTAATTATAATAATCACCTAACATTCTTTATAAAGAATGTTAGGTGTAGTTTCTTAGGGATGAAAAAGAAGTTGAGTCTCTTATCGATGAAATCTTAATGAAAATGAATAACGAATTTAAATGTTTCCGTTACAAGAACGGACATTTCGTAAAAGCCAGAACCTTAGTGGGTAATTAATCACCCACTTTTTTTTTGTTTTCATCAATTAATTTATCAATATATTTTAAAGTTTCCTTTAATTTTCTACGTTCCAATTCAGTATTATTTGGATTATTAATTTCTTTTACAATATTATTATACATAATATCTCGTCTTTTATAGTCTGTACTAAATAATTTTCTAATAAAATTTTTTTTAGTTAAAATATAACCTCTTGAACTACTTTCAAAATATACAAATAATTCATATATTTCTTTTCCAAAACCATAAGTTATAGCATTATAGTCACAATTACCTTCTGTATTAGAATAAGAATTAACTGAATTAAGAATATTACCACTAGCAAATAAAATTCCTAAGGGAATATTTAATAAAAACAACCAAGGAGTAGCACCTAATATTGTAGCTGAAGTAATTATAAGTGGAATAGAAACTTCCATACCAGCTAATATTAAAGAAATTATAGTATGTTTTCCTTCTATTTTAGTATTTAATTTAAGATATAATTTATGACCAATTTCATGTAATAAAACAGCTACAATATGTCTAGCATTTAAATTATTTTTAACTATAAATTTAAATAAATATTCCTGAATCCAAATTTCACATTTATTTATTTTAACAAAACTTAAACCAGTTTTATTTTCTTTTATAATTTTTTCAATCTCATTATTCATAGCTTCATTATAATCATCTTCACTAACAAATATACAAGCACCAAAACCAATTTTATTTGGATATTCTGTACTAATTTTAATAGTAGATTTTATATTAAAAGCTTTATTCATACAATCTTCAAGAGATTTAAATAAACTAATTAATCTTTTATCATTAAGATTAAAATTTTGATAACCATTAGCTGTAATTGAAGATTTTTTTACATAACCATTTATAACATTTTGTAAAATATCTACCATTTTATCAACATATGGATTTTTATACATATTTTCCATTAAAGAAATATATTCTTTATCTTCTTTTAAATTTTTAAATTTAGTTTCCATATAATAACTATATGACCCATCTAATAAAAAATTATCCATAAAAAACTTCCTTTCATTAAAAATAAAGCATAACTAACCTATTGGCTAGTTATGCTTTTACTATCTTAATTATTTAAAATTATATTATGCTCTAGAATAAACACTACCATCATTATGAAGAATATGAATCTTACCTATAATTGGGCAGAACTCTTCAATAGTATGTCTCTTTGTAAGCATCATACTAGGAACATTAGGGGTTCTTGTATTCAAATAATTTTGTACAACATTAAAAGTATATGGATAATATGTATAAGTCTTAAATTTATCAGTTGTTGGTACAAAGAAGATTGTTAAATCACCCTTATCAATAAGATCTGATGAAATAATTGTATACTTATTAACACCAGACATAGCACCAATACTATATTGAACGTCAATACCGTTCTCAGTATCTTGTACATTATTAAAAGTCCAAGAAACATTAGGAATAATCATAGTATCAATAGGATTACCAACAATTACATAGTAACCATTATAAGTTTTATAGGTATTTCTCATCTCAGTAGCTAAGATATCAATTACCTTTCTAAGCTCATTGAGCCATTCGGAAGGATTGATAGCATAACTAGCAGAAGGATAAACATCAAACTTCTTCTCAAATACAAGATCATTATTGATTGTACCCTCATAAGACTTCTGTAAGAAATTATATATCTCAAGATCAAGTTTTTGAGCACAAACATTAGACATTATATCTACTACTTCTGCAGCACCATCAACTTGATACATAGCTTTAACATCCTGTAAAAACTCAAGTGGGAGAGAAGCTTCAATGTGCTGCTTAGTACCAATCTCAATATCTTTTCTATCAATCTCGAAACCAACATTAGTAGCATTTTGATGATTCTCAGAAGAAACCCAACCAAGTACCTCAACAGCAGTAGCATTACCACTTAAAGTAGTAAGAGTAAGTTTGCAATTCTCCATATCAAGATAACCAAATACAGTATCTTTAGCTAATGTTTTAGCACCTTCAACAAAAGGATCAGCTTCTGTGCCTGTACCTGTAGGAGCTGAATGTGTATAATACTCAATATCACCATAAATTCTTCTATAAAGATCAACTCTAATATCGCATTTAGCTACAACTGGAACATTTCCTTTTTTAACATTCTTACCATTACTATCAACAGTAGAAACTGTATCATCTTCTATTAAACCAGTTTCAGTACCATAAACAACTTTAGTAATAATAAATTTCTTATCAATATTATATTTACCAACACCAGAAACTATTGGATTATTAACACCTGTAATTCCAGTTAATAAATCATAAGCTTCTACCTTACCATTAGTAAGATTGATATTTGGTTGAATTCTATTAAGTTCAGCAAACTGATTATCAGCAGGATTAATAGACTCTGGAAGATAATGTTTATTACCTGCATCATCAAGTAAATATGGTTTCATAAATGCAACTGTAAAAGCTGGCATTGTTACAGGTTCAGTAGGAACAGCATACTTTAAAGAAAGTCTAGCCCAAAGTTTTACTAACATTGGCATTGTGAGAGAAGCATAAGGTTGAACACCTGCAATACTCTCTTGTAAAGCTGTTTCTTGGAAAGATTTAGACATTGAAATAAGATTATCTACTTGATCTGCATCAAAACCCTCTACAAGTTTATCAACATACTCTTCATATAAAGAAGGAGTTGTAAGAATATCTTCAAAATCTCTACCAAGAATATTAGTATTTTCTTTTTGAATAAAATAATCTTGTGTTTCTCTAAGGCGAATAGAGAAATCATCATTAATTGCCTTGTTTATATCTTTTTTATATAACACTGACATAGTTTCAAATCTCCTTTTTTTATCAAAATTTATAATTTAATGTTTAATTAATTAATTCTTATTTTACAATACTTTATTAATTTATTAATCTTTATTAATTTGTTTAAATAATTTAATCAAAATATCCATTTTAGAACAAATTGCAGTTAATAATTTATTTAATTTTTTAATATCTGTGTCTTTTATATATTTTAAAATAATATTATTTATTTGATTCATTGTTTTATTATTTTCATCATTTATAAAATTTAAAATATTATTTTGTTTATCATCTTCAATATTATCATTAGATAATCTACTTTTAAAATTATTTATTTCATTATTAAATTTATTACAAAAAGTATTTAAAGAATTAAAAGATCTTAATATTTTAATTCTTTCATAATGTTCAGAAGGAGTTTCTTTTGGTGAAGAATCATCATTATCATCATCTGGAGACATATCTGAAGAATCATCATTATCATCATCTGGAGACATATCTGAAGAATCATCATTATCATCATCTGAAGGATTAGTTGGTTTTAAAATACCTCTATCATTATCGTCTTCATCATCATTGTCTTCTTTTTTATCAGAATTTTCTTTAATTTCTTCTTCTAAGTCATCATTATCTTCTTCTTCATCATTATCATTATCATCATTATCTTCTTCTTCATCATTATCTTCTTCTTCATCATTATCATTATCATCATTATCTTCTTCTTCATCATTATCATTATCATCATTATCTTCTTCTTCATCATTATCATTATCATCATTATCTTCTTCTTCATCATTAT